TTCAGTCCCACCTAATGGTGTCAATCTGTTTCTCCATCCAGTGATAACTCAGGGACGATAATGTTAACGTCCCGCTGTATGTCACTTTCAGTTGTGTCAGTTGAGGCGTCTTCAATATCTTTTTTGACTTCAGCTTCATCCTTATAAACCTTACCAGTTTTTTTGTTTGTGATTTTTACTTCAGATTTGCAGTGTATTATATCCATATCTAAAATTACCTAATTTATATAAAAATGCAAATAATTTATCCGTTTTCCTGTGAACGATCAAGTAACGCATACGACACTATACCTTGTATTTCATCAGCAGTGCCAGCTGTCATTTTCAAAATGTCACCCTCTTCTAATACAAGTGTTTGTGAAATAATTTGTCGTGTTGTATTTGCTGCAATTGCAGCATTGTCTATTCTAAATGTTGCAGATGCACTAGTGTCTGTAACCTGAGTCGCTAAATTAACTGCAGAACCACTTGAACCATTGTGAGCCTGGATTTGTTTAACTAAACAACGACCATTAGCTGGAGCTGTCAGTACACTTGTTGTGCCTGTAGTTGTTAGTGAAAACCCTTGATTTTTATATTGTATTGTCATTAGCTCATAAAAAAGTTAAAGGCATCTTGTTCATTTTTCAAATCATTCTGATATGCAAAGTTCAATTGATTTACCAACGTTTCAATACCATAAGTTATCTGTCTCTGGTTTTGCACCACATAATCTTCGTTTAGTTCAGGTATAAGTATATTTATTTTAGCCAACTTTTCTCGCTTTCTTTAAAGATTCTTTTGCTTTTTTAGCTATGCTTACAACTTGACTTTTGCCCATGACTTTTGCCCGTTGTTCCATTACAGTCAGAATTTGTATTTTACGCGCATAAGGTTTGTTAATTTTTTTTACTTTTGCCACTGTTTTTCTAGCATCAGTCGGTGTTGCAAATTTAATACTTACAGTATCCTTGGGGTTTTCATCTGTATACAAACGTCTGCCACTACCTTTCGGCTTTTTACCTGTACCCACTTTTGGATCTTTTTTTTTCATCGTCTTCCATCTGGTTGTACATCAGCTCTAAATGCTCCAAATCTCCAAGATTCATCAGTTGATGTATTTTCTATTTTAAGTGATGCTAACCTACCCCTAGCCCTTGTGTCAACTTTTTTTGTGCTTGACGTAACTGTAAATGGTCCGAGCGGTGAAGATGCCTCTGTTTCTGATGGAAAATCTTTTAAATTTATCGTGACACGTGCATTACCATCAAGCTTGCCAAAATCAGGTATAAATCTTCTTATTTTAGTAAAAAATTCACCGGCTGTTCCTTCCATAGTCATTTCAAAATCACCTGACTCAATAAAAGCATTTATCGCAGTTTTATTACCTAGGACATCTAGTTGATTGTTGCCTGTTTCATGTTTGTATAATATAGCTGCCCCAAACTCATTCGTAATACCATTGATAGATACAGAGGGTAAACCTGTTGCATTGTATTCTGTTGCATATGGATTATCTAATACATACTTATCACTATAGGCAGTTCGAGCTAAAGAACTTGTTGTCCACAAAGCTTCTCTATAATTTAATGTTACACATCGATCTATTTGAGTTGATCCATCTTTACAGTAGAACCAATTTATTTCAGTAAATAAAGTATTATAGCCTGCAAAGACTTGTTCACTTTGACCAAAGTTAAATCCTAAATCATCTGACGTTTGAGTAGTAAATACAAAATCTTCAAC